CAACAAGAGCAAATGCAGATACAGCTCTTGCTTCTGATATAACCAGCTTAACCTCTACTGTTAATAGTAATACCTCTGCAATTACTTCAGAAGCTACAACAAGAGCAAATGCAGATACTGCATTAGCATCAGATATTACAAGTCTTACTTCTACAGTTGGTGGAAATACAGCATCTATAACAACTAATGCATCAGCAATAACTGACATTAATGATAATGCTTCTGCATCTTATGTATTACAACTAAATGCAAATGGAAAAGTAGCACAAATGGTTTTAGAAAGTAATGCTGATTCAGGAACTGGTGCTACTAGCACAATAGCCTTCTTGGCTGACACTTTTAAAATAGATAATGATGCAGGAAGTAGTATTAGTCCTTTTGTTGTTAGTGGTGGTACTGTTCTTATTGATAATGCAAGAATCAATAATCTATCAGCAGATAAAATATTAATTGATGGTGTTACTTTAGATACTGATGGAAGTGGTAATTTAATTATTAAATCAGGTGGAGTAGATACAAATCAGATAGCTAGTAACGCTGTTACTAATGATAAAGTACAAAGCATATCAGCTACCAAGATAACAGCAGACCAATTAGATGCAGCTAGAATTAATGTTGATACTTTAAATGTAAAACATTTTGCAGATGTATCTGCTGATATTATTTCTCATACAGGTTCAGCAGTGCCTTTATCAACTTTCGCTAGTGCTTTTCAAAGAGGTTCAACAAACTTTACAACCATAACATCAACAACAGGAACTTATTTAAGTTCATGTGTAGTAGATGATGTTAGAGATGGTGCTTCATATCAAGCAATTTGGACTGGTGTTTATGGTGACTGTACAAATGGTGTTTTAGAATACAGTGTAAATGGTGGCTCTACATATACTCAAGCAGCAGGTGGTATACAAAATGTTACTATGGCAGCAGGAACATTTAGAACCTATGTTTTTGCTTATAATGGAACTATCTCAGGACTACCAACATCAGGAACAAATGCCAATAAAGTATATTGGAGAGTAAGATGGATAACAAAACTAAGAAGTACATACCAATCACTTTATGTATTTATAGATAACACCCAATAAAATGAAAACAATAATAGAATACACAACATACAACACTGCAACAGGAGAAGTCTTAGAGAGTGGTGCAACAAATGTGGCATTATCTGAAATACCTTTACAAGAAGGTCAATCAATAATAGAGGGTGTTTATGCAGTTGAAGAATATAAAATTATTGATGGTGAAGCAGTAGAACAAACTATAGATTTTTGGCAAACAATTAGAATACAAAGAAACGAATTATTAAAAGAATCAGACTGGACTCAAGTAAATGATTGTCCTTTATCTGATTCCAAGAAACAAGAATGGTCAACATATAGACAGGAATTAAGGGATTTACCATCTTCACAACAAGCAACTGATAATATTGCTGATGTGATATTTCCAACTATCCCTGAATGATTTAAGATATATAAAATAGGATTTTATTATGGCACAACACGATTACAACATAGCAAACCAATCAGGTGCAGACTTTAGAGCAGATTTAAACAATGCTCTTTTAGCTATTGCAACTGTTAATAGTGGCTCAACAGAACCATCAACTACATTTGCTCATCAATTATGGGTAGATACATCTAGCAGTGTACTAAAGATAAGAAATGCTGCTGATAATGCTTGGATTACTACAGGTGTTAGTATTACTGCATCTAATACATTTACAGGCGATTTAACAGGAAATGTTACTGGTAACTTAACAGGTAATGTTACAGGTAATGTCACTGGGGACTTAACAGGTAATGCAGATTCTGCTGATATATTAACTACAGCTAGAACCATATCTTTATCAGGTGATGTAGTGGGTTCAGTATCTTTTGATGGTAGTACTAATGTTGATATAGATACAGTTGTGCAAATTAACTCTATTACTTTAGGAATTGATACAACTGGTGATTATGTTGAATCTATGTCAGGTGGTACTGGTGTAACAGTAACAGGTGGAACTGGAGAAAGTTCTACTCCTAGTATTGCTATAGGACAAGCTGTAGCTACAACTGATGACGTTACATTTAATACTGTTACTGCAACTGATGAATTTATTGGAGATATTGATGGGTCTGTTAGATTTACAGCAAAAGCAGATGAGGCACTATCTAAAGGAGATATTATTTATGTATCAGGAGTATCAGGAAACACTCCAACAGTAGGCAAAGCAAAAGCTGATGATGCTTCTAAAATGCCTGCATTTGGTATAGCTGCTGAAGATGCTAATGCTAATACTAATTTGCAAATAGTTACACTGGGTAACTTAATTAATGTTGATACTTCAAATGAATCAGTTGGTGAAATACTTTATGTATCTACAACAGCAGGTGAATATTCCACAACAGCTCCAACTGGAGAATCATCACAAATACAAAACATAGGTAAGGTGTTAAGAAGTCATGCTGTTAATGGTTCTATTAAAGTAGGTGGTGCTGGAAGAAGTAACGCTACTCCTAACCTAGATAATGGCAAGATATTTATAGGTAATGGCTCTAATCAATCAACTACTGCAACTTTAGATACTTCTATTGTTGTTGAGAATACTAACCTTTACTATACAACTGCTAGAGCAAATACAGATTTTGATTCAAGACTAGCTACTAAAGATACTGGAGACTTAACTGAAGGTAGCAATTTATATTACACAACAGCTAGGGTTAATACAGATTTTGATACTAGGTTAGCTACTAAAGATACAGGTGACTTATCTGAAGGCTCTAATCTTTACTATACAGATGCAAGAGTAAATTCTGCATTTGATACTAGACTAGCCACTAAAGATACAGATGATGTATCAGAAGGAACTACTAACCTTTATTACACAACATCAAGAACAAATACAGATTTTGATACTAGGCTTGGAACTAAATCTACAAGTGATTTAGCAGAAGGTACTAATTTATATTACACATCAGCTAGATTTGATTCTGCTTTTACATCTAAAGATACAGATGATTTAAGTGAAGGAACTACTAATTTATATTACACAACCACTAGATTTGATTCTGCTTTTGGTAATAAAACAACTGCTGATTTAACTGAAAACACAAATTTATACTATACAGATACAAGAGCAAATTCAGCTATAGATGCAAGAGTAACTAAAGCATTTGTTGATGCATTAGGAATACAAGCAAATACTGTAGCTGCTAATTCAGTTGCATTAGGAACTGACACTACAGGCAATTATATTCAAACCATTACAGGAACTGCTAATAAAATAACAGTATCAGGAAGTGGTAGTGAATCAGCAGACGTAACATTATCATTACCTGATGATGTACAAATTGCAGACAGCTTAACAGTAGCAGGTAATTTAACTGTTAATGGCACTCTAACCTCATTAGATACAACTAATTTAGATATAGAAGATAACCTATTCCAACTTAATGCAGGTCTTACAGGAAGTCCTGTCAATGACTCAGGTATGCTTATTAATAGAGGTACTGCTGATAATAGTATCTTTATGTGGGATGAATCAGTTGATAAATTTACAATGGGTCTTACTACAGCAGATGGCAGTGCCACAGGAAACATAACACTTAACTCACTAGGAACTTTAGTAGTCAATGTTGAGGGTAACTTAACAGGAGCAGTTACAGGAACTGTATCTAGCTTATCTAATCATGATACTGATGATTTAACTGAAGGCACCAACCTTTACTATACCCAAGCAAGATTTGATTCAGCCTTTACTGCTAAGTCTACAAGTGATTTATCAGAGGGTACTAATCTTTATTATACTGATGCTAGATTTGATACAAGACTAGCAAGTAAAGATACTGATGATGTATCTGAAGGCACTAGCAATCTTTACTATACTTCTACAAGATTTGATTCTGCATTTGGTGGCAAGTCTACAAGCGATTTATCAGAAGGTACTAATTTATATTATACAAGTGCAAGAGCTAACACTGATTTTGATACAAGACTTGCAACAAAAGACACTGGCGATTTATCAGAAGGCTCTAACCTTTATTACACTGATGCTAGAGTACAAGCTGTTTCTATTAACAATGTTGTAGAAGATACAACTCCACAATTAGGTGGTGATTTAGACTTAAATTCAAGCGATATAACAGGTACTGGTGATATTAATATTACTGGTACAGCCACAATGGATGGTTTGACTGTTGATGGTAGTGCTGATATTAGTGGCACTATTACTGCAGGAGCTAACAATGGAGTCATTAAAGAAATAGGAAGTGATTTATCTTTAGTGCAGGGTGTTGTTGGCCTTAGAATAAATGATGCAGCTTCAGCAATTTCACCAACTACAGCAAGTGCTAATAATGATAATGCTGTTGATTTAGGTGTTAGTAATATTAGGTTTAAAGATATTTATTTATCAGGAAAACTCACTAATGATGGAAGTGGTGGAATTTCGGTAGACTCATCAGGACGTGTTGGAATTGGAACGACTAGTCCTGAGACTCAACTTCATATATCAGGAACAGCAAATAACACTTACATAAGAATAGATGATGGTTCTGAGTTTACAAATATTGGTGTAGATGCAACTGGTTCTTTTTACAATACTAATACAAATCATAGATTCTTGACAGCTTCAGGAGGTACTGAAGCACTTCGTATAACTGATACAGGCAATGTTGGAATTGGAGACTCATCACCAGCAGCTAAATTAGAAATTAAACAAGGCTCTGCAAACTGGTATGAAGGTATAAGAATAAACAGGTCTAGCAATACTACACAGTTTGGTACATTTTCAAATAATAGTGGTGCAACCTTTATAGGTGCTGCTGATAGTGCTGGTGGTAACAACAATGCAATAATTTTTGGTAACTCTACAAATGGTACAACTTTTACTGAAAGAGCAAGAATAGACTCATCAGGACGTGTTGGAATTGGAACGAGTAGTCCTTCATATGAATTAGGATTTGGAGATTCTAGTGGGGTAGAAAGATTCAGTATTGATGTTGGGACTATTGAAGCAGAAGCAATACATGTTGCAACAGCTAATAGACATTTAACATTTGACGCAAGTGGTCCGGGCAGTAGGTATATTTCTTTTAAGACTGGAAGTACAGCATATAATGGAACAGAAAAAGTCCGCATCGACTCATCAGGCAATGTTGGAATTGGAACTACTAGTCCTACAGAAGCCTTATCAATATCATCTAATGATGGTCTTGTGTCTACAACCTCAACGGCTTCTAAAACAGCAGGTGTATTAACAGGTGGATATTTAATTTATTCAGGTGATGGTTCAGGTGCTGGTGATGGTAACAGAGCAGGTATACAATCTTTTTCTACAAATTCAGTTGGTAGTACTTATGATTTAAGATTTTACACATCAAATGGTTCAACAAATTTAGTTGAGGCTATGAGACTGGACTCATCAGGAACACTTTTGATTGGAACTACAAATGGCTCAGGTGCAGGACTAGAGATAAGTAAAATTCATGGCGTTAGGTCTACAGTTACTAACAATGTTGCTGCTCTATTTGACCGTCTTAGCTCTGATGGTGATATTGCATTATTTAGAAAAGATGGCTCACCAGTTGGAAGTATCTCATCTCGTGGTGGTTCAACGCTTGGTTTAATTTTAAACCCATCTTCAGGTACTGGTGCTGGTTTTAGTGGAACAACTAATGCAATTTTTCCTATTGATGAAACAACTACTCCAGTTAACGGAGAAATTTCTCTAGGTACTACAAGTAATGCTTTCAAAGACCTCTATCTTGGTGGCGGTGCTTATCTAGGCGGTACAGGTACAGCAAACAAACTTGACGATTATGAAGAAGGTACTTGGACTCCAGTTCATGGTGGTAACAATATGACTGGTACTGCTAAATACACAAAAATTGGTAATAAAGTATATGTACATGGAGATATTACTTCTGCTACAGGTTCAACAACTACACAAGAAGTTACAGGTTTACCATTTACAGTAAGTGCTGCTCATTCTGCTTTTACAGTAGGCTGGACAAGTTCAGCCGCAAATCTTGAAGGTGGTTTTTTAGATAATGGTGCTACACGATTTTTCTTTATAGAAGCTGGTGGTTCGGCAGCAAGAACTTTAGCTGCTGGTGAAAGAGTAATATTTTCAGGTTTTTATGAAACAACATCATAACAATTTAACTAATATACCTAGTGGATTCTAGGTACGGACAAAAGGAGAAAAATAGAATGGCAATAACAAAAGAATTAATAGAAGATAAAATAGAAGTTGTAGGAGACTACAAAACTATACAAGTAAGAACAGCTACAGTTATCAAAGAAGGCACAGATGCTAAAGGATATGTAGAGCTTTCAAGGTCTTTTCATAGACACGCACTAGATTGTGTAAGTTCTGTAAAGAATGATGACGATAGTTGGACTCATACAGATACAGATGTATCAGGCGAGTCTACAGAAGTCCAAGGCATTGCAAGTGCTGTATGGACAGATGAAGTTAAAGAAGCTAAGAAACTTGCTAATGAAAGTTCATCATTATAATTTCTTAGTATATAATTTAATTTTAATAAACTTATAGGAGAGACTAATGAGTAACGAAGAAAATAAGATGGAAAACCAAGAACCAGTAATCATTACATTTAATGGCACTGAATACAGAGCTGCTGATTTGAATGAAGACCAAATGGCTATAGCTGCAAAACTAAATGTAGCTGGTAAGAAATTAGCTAGACTTCAAGAAGCCTATGATGACTATGTAATCACAAATGAATATAAAAACATTTGTATTGAGTCATTTGATAGAGCTGTCAACACTGAAGAAGCTGAGGTAGTAGAGGAAGAATAATGCCTAGAAAGACCGCCCAAGAAGTTCATGCATCTTTACAAGTACATGAGACACAATGTGCAGAAAGGTGGACTACAGCATTTAAACACTTTGAAAAATTAGATGATGACATCAATGGTTTAAATAACTGGATTAAGGGTGGTCTTACAACAATAGTAATATCAATGCTATTGATTCTTCTCAAAGATTATTTAATTTAATATATGATAGACAAACTTATCGAACCAGTCAGTGACTTGCTCAACAAGTTCATTCCTGATGCTGACACAAAACAAAAGATTGCACATGAAATTGCAACCATGTCTGAAAAGCATATACATGAGATTGCTAAAGCACAAATAGAAGTAAACAAAGAAGAAGCCAAGGGCAGTTGGTTTCAATCATCATGGAGACCAGCAACAGCATGGGTATGTGTTGCAGGTTTTGCAGTCAATTTTTTAATTAGTCCATTATTAGCACCCTTTGGAATAGTTGTACCTCAAGCTGATACATCTACTATGTTACCTGTATTGATGGGTATGCTTGGTCTTGGTGGTATGAGGTCTTTTGAGAGGTTAAAGGGCATAGGTAAATAATGAATGAGTTAGCTAAGGTTGATGATAAATCAACTTTAAATATCTCCCTTAGTTATTTGTTGCAAATAATAAGTGTTATTGCTTTAGCTGTTTGGGGTTATGCTATTACTAAGGAAGCAATAGATTTAAACGACAGAGAGATACAAAACCTAAGAGCCAATCAAAACAAATACATATTTCCTGATATTAGGGTCTTAGAAGAACAGGTGGTAGAATTAGAAAAGCAAGTTTTAATCTTACAAACAGAATTAGATTTACATAAAAAACAAGACAAATAATATGACAGATAAAATAAGAGAGATGCTAGTTAAACATGAAGGCTTACGAACCTTTCCCTACAAATGCTCTGAAGATAAATTAACAATTGGCATAGGTAGAAACTTAGAAGCAAATGGCATATCAGAAGATGAAGCTATGTATCTACTTGATAATGATATTAAAAGAGTCATAGATAGCTTAGACAAGCACTGGCATGTTTGGAGAAGTTTC